TGATCGAGTGGCAGCGGCTGATGCTACACCAATCAATGCGGCAAGACGCGAGAAGATAACCAACGTTGAATTGCCAAAGTTAGCTGACGACCTTGGTATGACAGTTGACGATCTGTTGGCGCGTAGGCAGGGTGAGGCGTTTAACGCAGAGCAAATCCTAGCAGCAAGAAAAATCTTGATAGCGTCTGGTGAGCATTTAATTAAGCTATCGAAAGAGGCGGCAACTGGCGGTGATATGCAATTAGCTATGTTCCGTAGAGCAATGGCACAGCATCGAGCAATACAAGCTCAAGTGTCAGGTATGACCGCTGAAGCAGGTCGGGCGCTACAGTCGTTTAACATTATTGCTGAAAGCTCAAAGGCGCAGGAACGCGCTATTAAAGAGGCGCTTGAAACTTCTGGTGGCATTGAGGTTAACCAGAAAATGGCTCAAATGATCTCAGAGCTAGATGATCCAGCACAGCTTGGCAGGTTTGTTAAAGATGCCAATAAGGCAAACACAATTGATATGCTTTACGAAGTATGGATTAATGGATTACTTTCAAATCCTGCAACCCATGCGGTAAACGTGTTATCTAACGCAATGGTTGCGGCTATTACTGTTGGCGAAAGAAAAGTATCAAGTGTGATGGGTGGAAGTATTCCCCCAGGCGAAACTACTGCCCAGATCAAAGGTATGGTTGACGGTTCTCGTGAAGGCTTAAAACTTGCATGGCAAGCGCTGAAGACAGGCGAGCCTTCTGATGTTCTGGAAAAGGTTGAGGTTGATAAACATCGTGCTATTTCTGCACAGAACCTTGAGCTTGCTGGTAATGCAGGTCGCTTTGCTGATTATCTTGGTGAGATGATTCGCATACCAGGACGACTGTTAACTACTGGTGACGCATTCTTTAAGGCCGTTGGCTATCGCATGGAGCTATACGCCCAGGCTTATCGCCAAGCATTTAGCGAAGGTTTAAGAGATGAGGCTGCGGCCAAGCGAGTTATTGAGATAATTAATAACCCGCCAGAAAACATTAAGATGGCGGCCATTGATGCTTCTCGCTATCAGACATTTACGAATGCCCTTAAAGATGCAGGTGTTAGAGGTATTGGCGAGATTGGCCAGATAGGTGAGTCTGCTCGCAGAAAGCCAAGCGTAGGGCCATACGTTCGAGTTATTGTTCCATTTGTTAGAACGCCAACTAACATTATGAGCTTCATGTTTGAGCGCACCCCATTAGCCCCGCTAAGCGCATCTGTACGCGCAGAGATTGCGGCAGGCGGTGCTCGAAAGGATTTAGCTTTAGGTAAAATTGCTGTTGGCTCTACGGTTATGGCTGTTGCCGCTGACTTGGCCTTAAGCGGCCAGATAACAGGCGCTGGCCCAACTGATCGAGATATGAAAAACATCTTGAAAACTACTGGATGGCAACCATATTCAATCAAGGTTGGTGATAAATATTACGCCTATAATCGACTTGATCCTGTTGGTGGTCTGCTTGGTCTAGCTGCTGATATGACTGAGATTATTGGCCAAGTAAATGATGCTACGGCAGATCAGTTAGCAACTGCTTCTGTTTTGTCTATTGTTCAGAATATGTCTTCTAAGACTTATCTATCTGGCGTTACTGAATTGCTTGATGCGCTTGATTCTTCTAGCACAGACCCAGAAGCAAACAACTATAAACTGACGCGATACCTTCAGCGCATGGCTGGCTCTATGATTCCGGCTGGCGTTGCAAACATTGAGCGCGTGATGAGTCCAGAAATGAGTGCAACGTATGGCTACATTGACACCATTAGATCGCGCATCCCAGGCTTCTCGGAAGGGCTTCCACCGCGAAGAAACATCTTTGGCGAGCCCGTTGTATTAGAGGGCGGTATTGGCCCTGACATTATGTCACCTATCTATACAAGCACGGCTAAAGACGACCCGATTGCCGATGAGATTGTTAAGCAACAAGCATCTATTTCTATGCCTAGACGGGTGATAAATAATGTAGAATTAGACGCACAGCAATACGACAAGTACATTCTGTTGTATTCAGGTCAGGACAACAAAGGAATGAAAGGTGTTCCGCTGAAGAAGAAGCTGAAAGAATTGTTTGCTACTCCTCAGTACAAGAACGCTACCGATGGCCCAGAAGGTGGCAAGTCGCTGTTGATACAGTCGGTGTTTACCGCTTACCGTGATACAGCAAAAGCTCAGTTGATTAGTGAAGACCCTCGCCTTGAAGGTGATATTATGACTCTCAAGCGAGAGCGAATTGAAAAATTAACAGGACGCTAAAATGACAGTATCCAACACAACAAGCCGTAACCAATACACTGCTACCAGTGGGCAGACAGTATTCCCGTATACGTTTGAGATATTCGACAAGAACGATATCGCTGTATTAAAGAACGGTACGCTCTTATCTGAAGGCACTGATTACACTGTGTCGGGCGTTGGTAGCGATAGTGGCGGTAACATCACTCTAACCGTTGGTGCTACGGCTTCGGATATCATAACCATTTATAGGGATATGCCATTAAACAGGGAAACCGATTACCAGAACTCCGGTGATTTTCTAGCCCAAGAAGTTAACGATGACTTTGACCGATTGTGGTTGGCCGCACAGCAAGTAGCAACAAATAACCTGCGAGCCATTAGAAAGCCCGACTCCGACCTTGATAGCATTACTACTGAATTGCCTACTGCCGCAAATCGAGCAAACAAGTTTTTATCTTTCGACGGGGCTGGCAATGTTATAACGCTTACTGGAACCAGCGGGTCTGCAACTGATGCGGCAAACGTAACTTTTACACAAACAGGTTCTGGCGCCCAAGCAACTACAGTTAAAGAAAAATTAAACGAGATTGTATCGGTTGAAGATTTCGGCGCTGTAGGTAATGGCACGGTAAATGACACAGCGGCAATCCAGGCGGCAATAGATAGTGGCGCTAAAAAAATCTATCTAGGCGATTCCGGAAAGACCTATCTTGTAAAAACTACAGATGATGGGCTTGTTACAACTGACGCTGCTTGTTTAACAATATCCTCTAATGACGTAACGTTTTTTGGTGAAGCCACACTGAAACGAGATGAAGATATCCATGCTCATATTATCTTGGTTACTGGTGATAACGTCACAATCAAAGGCATAAAGATCAACGGCAATAGATCAAACAATGATTTGACCGGATCGGATGTTCACGTTGCCGACAGTATTAAAATTAAAAATGCCGATTACTGTAAGGTTTATAACTGCGAAGTATATGACAACATTGGAAAAGGCATTAATGGCACTGGTGTTACTTACAGTGAGATTATGTTTAACACTATTAAGAACTCGGGGCGCAGTGCAATACAGGTGGCGTCTGAGTCTACGGTTGCTTGTAGTTACAACAAGATTCACTTTAACCAGATTAATGGGACCGATGACGGTGAGTTCGCTAACGGCATATTTTTATCGCAAAGCTCAGGCAGTACAGCTAAAAACCTAACTGGGTATTACAATTCCATCATTGGCAATGTTGTTTTGAATGCCGGAGATTGGGGTATTGAGTCAGGCTATAGATGTTTTTATACGATCATTGCAAATAACATTGTTGAGAAATCTTACGCTGTTGCTGTTGGGTGCCGAGACAACAAGGGCACGATAATTACTGGAAATAACGTTGAATGTAATATTGCCGGATCAAGCGGTCAAATGATTGGCGTACTCGTTGATAGTTATCAAATGGGCACTGGTGATGCGTATGCCGTTGTTGATTCTCGATGCACGGTTACCGGTAATTCAATACGCGCCTTTTCCACCAATGGTATTAACATCAAAAACTCAAAGTATTGCAATGTGAGCAGTAATAATATTGTTGGCAGAAACTCATCGACTGGGGTTGGCATCAACTCAACAACTTCGTTTTTGCGATGCTCTGATAACTTTGTATCAAACTGCCAGACTGGTTTGAGAATCAGCGTTGCTGATCTAGCTGCCGCCGATAGTGTTTCATTTTGTGGAAACTCTATTGAGACAGTATCTGAGGGCTTGAAGTTGGAAGCGGTTGATATCAACGACTCTAGCTTTATAGACAACACATTCCAAAGCGTGACAACGCCTTTGATAGATAACGGCGCAACAATATTCAACACCAGGATAAACAGCGTCTTCGACTTAGATAACCCATACAAGTGGGCATCTGCATTTAATGCGATGATCCTTAGCGATGACGGATTTGAAAGAGACGTTCCAGGCTCTCAGTTTGGCACCTCAACAATCTTTGGTGTTGCCAAGCCGATGATGTTTAAGGTGAGGATTGGCACCGAGTTTGGCGCTGTATTCTTAGTATCTGGAACATCTGCCTCGCCTACAATTACAGCGATTAACGAATCAACGTCGATAGGCGATAGCGGCTCTGCAAAAGACTTTAGAGTTGAGATAAGCGGGAGCAATGTTGTGTTTAAAAGGTATGCTGCGGCAACTGCTTTTACCACATACATTGTTGAAATTTTTTAATTATTGTTGGTCGTGATAACATTTAGTTTTTATAGAGGATAGAGTAATGGGAAATCCATTTAAAGGTATAGGACATCACTTACACGGTTTAGTGTATGACATGGTTCCGGTAACCCCGAATGATTCTACGGATAACGTAGGTTCAGGTAACGTGGCTATTGGTTTGTACATTACCGTTTCTGGAAATGTTGTATTTTTAACTAAGGATGGAGTTGAAAGAACCATTACCGTTCCTAACAACTTCTATCTTGTTTGCTCTGTGAGCAGAGTTAAGGCAACCGGAACAACTGCTACGGGCATTCATGCGATGGTGGTTTAAATGAGCTTTGGATTATTAGTCAAAGTTCAATATTTATCCAACGTTGTTGGAAATTTTGTTAGGTATATTTCTGGGGCTCGACTTGTAACCGAAGCCGGAGATGGACTGTTAGCCGAATCAGGCGATCAAATTATCACGGAGTAATACAATGGCTGACGTAAAAATTTCAGCGTTAAATGCTTTAGGAACCTCTCCTGCTGCTGACGATTTAATTCCGGTTGTAGATGTTACAGCAACTGAAACCAAGAAGTTAAGAATAGATGAGCTATTCACCAACCCCAACGTAACAGGCACGTTGACTGTTGATACTGCTGTAGACACCAGTGGAGTTATTATAACGACAGCTTATGGGGCTGCTGGTGAAAAATACGCAGCACTTCGTTGGAATAACTCTTCTTTTGCGGGTGGTGACAGTGAGATACGAAATGTTGTTAATGGTGCTACATCTGTAGGATCGTCTTTAGAGTTTTATACAGATCAGACTGGCACAGGTAATCTTACTGAGCGCTTAAAGTTGCATAACAACGGAGACATCTCATTCTACGAAGACACGGGCACTACCGCAAAGTTCTTTTGGGACGCTTCTGCTGAGTCTTTGGGTATTGGTACTTCGAGTCCAGACGCTCTTCTAGATTTGGACGCAGGTTCTTCTAGTGAATACTTCAGAGGAGCTGGTAATTCTGGTTCTGCGCGTTATTTAGTATTAAGCGCCAGCACAACCATAAACGCAGGTGATACCCATACTTTTAACGCCAGTTCTTCAACAGGCCATATTAAGTTTGCTACGGCAAGTGTGGACAGAGTAACAATAGATAACTCAGGCAAGGTTGGTATTGGTACTTCGAGTCCTGCCGCGCCACTTGAAGTAGCAGGTTCAG